TATTTGCACTAGATACGACGCATAAAGCGAGATCAATAAATTTTAATAGGTTACTATACTTGCTATATAGCACTTCTATAGTGGCCGTTAAGATGTAGTACCGCCCATTCGGGGATACAGAGGTTTGCCTCTGTTGCTCTGCTGCAGGTACTGGAATATGCTAGGATATTGTATCACCTATCGTAGGTTTAAGGCCGTCCCTTTCGGGGTTCGATCCTTAGGCGCTATAGGCGATCTAATTATCATGCGTAAACTAACTTGCTAATGGGTTGGTCGGAGTAGGGCTACCTTACAAGTAGCTGAACGAGAATCATCCTGGTTACAGTTAAAGCCCATACCAATGGGACACTGAAGGAATCGCTGAAGATCGGCGTGCCCGAAGGCTAGGTACCGATTAAGAAGTTCACCACTCTTCATCTTAAGCTAAATTCGATCATTTAAAGAATCGATTATCTCGCCAGGTTTCTTAAATAAGAACCCGCCAACCAACGTATCCACATGCAAATAAGCTTAGTAATAATAACCAAATCGGGCTATAAAACCCTTAGGGATTCGCATCCACGGGATGTGTAACAGATGGTATTGATTTATTATAGAAATAAATCTCACGTCAAACCACAACCATGGAGTGTCCTCCACTTAAACTTATTTTCAGCGTACGTGTCCTAGGAGCGCGTCACTACACTGGCTACATGTAATGGTCCTTACAACACCATTGCTGGCTATCGTGGACTTCCGATCTTAGGCACTTCACTGCTCCTCATTATCTTGTAAGAGAAGGTTCATAAGTTATATACACTCTTCCGAGTAATATAACCTGGCCTCCTGAGACAGGAGAGGTACCAAAGTGAAACTGAATTCACCTACGCTCTTTCCCCCAACCGCATTACGGGTCAGGGTCCTTCCAATAACATTAAATTAATAATGTTAATTATATATTCCTTTTACACTTAACTCTAAGAGTTATATTATTCCACGGAAACCTTTTCTAAGGGTTCTCGCGGGTTTAACTATAATCAGTTTAGGTTGTGTATTTCGAAGATATTGTGCCCATTTCAAATCTCGACATCTATTCAGAGTCGTTACCTTCTCTGTTACCCGCCATTCGGCAAGGTTAATAGTGTCAAAAGAGGAAACTTCCTTTTCGGATTCAAATACCGTCGTGAATACTGCGTCAAGGGCACTTAAGGCCTTGTCTGAATCTTTCAGAGAAGCCTTTAAGGTCATAATTGAACGTTGTATTGTTCCACGAGCAGCATTGTAATCATACACCATTGACTCACGGTAATACGTGAACACGGAGGTCCACAGCATTGCGGCAAGCCAAGGGATCAGTTGTTCTACGTGGGGTTCTAATCCCACGAAGTTTAACAACCGAACCTGTCGGAGTATGTCCTTCTCAAGGGCATACTGAGATAGGTAGTGACTAGGAGATTTTAAGGATCTCAACACTTGCATAGCCAACTGCTGTCCCCACTTAATTAGAGGTTTCATTTCTAATTCAAGTGAATGGAACACGTTGAACGATGAAGAGTAACACCATTTCGAGAAACTATCCATTTTCGAGAGATAGGATCCTGGTCGACTAAACCATAATAAGGTTAGCGCCATCGAGCGAGACATTTCGTTTAACGGAGCCGTCAGCCGAGAAACAGCGTTGTAGCCATGATCCAAAAATAGTAATATGGAAGCAAGTTTAACAGAATTTTCTTCTGCTAAAGAAACAAGGGAATTAATATCCCACCTTGCTACGAACATCTCTTTCCAAGAAATTGGAGAAAGGTCCGTCCCTGCGACAACAAATCTTTTAGCAAACTCAAACGAACCGTTTGTGGATACTATAGATTTAGTTAGGTTGATAGGAGACCCTATTTCTGAAAGAATATTCAGATAGTGCTCCGCGATACTTGAATTGGCGATAACTACGTCATCACCAAGTACCAGATACAATAATGATCCATTGTATCCCGACCGTCGCCAGGCCATAAACACTATTAAATGGTGGAAGAGAGCTAACATGGACCACGAGGAATAGGCACCCATAGGTTGGCCTACCGCGTACTTAACATGAGTTACTTGTTCAAAAGCAGCTTCATGAAGAACACCTCTACTATGCACATGTGCAATTCGAGTTTGTAGGTAT